CGGTCCAGTTTCGGCATTTCTTCAACAGGCCACCCAACCTTGTAGGCCAGGTCCAACACTTCAGGACATTTCGGCGTGAAGTCCAAGACCAGTAGGGGCTGTGTCGTCGTCGTAGGGGCAGGGACAGTGGTGGTGGTCGTCGTCGCAGGTGCTGTCGTAGTGGGGGCTTCGTGGGTGACGGGAACAGGTGTGGAAACAACAGGAGAGGCGTTCCCGCCACCACACGAAGCGATCAGGGAGAGCAACGCGCCAACGCCAAGGGCGAAGGGTTTCATGACGATCATGTTACAGCGCGCTCGGTTGGGAGTTCGGTCGCGCTACGGCGAGACAAGCAAGACAGCGACGAACAGCAAGGCAAGAAACAGAAGTCGAAACATGGTGCGTTCTCCTATGCGGAAAGGGGGGTGATAGGTGCGCCAGTGTCCCGACTGAACGCACCTACCACCCAGGTGTCATCGAAGGAACTCGCCCCGATTCGGGGGAGTATCGAAGCGTGCCTTCGACAACACCGCCATGTTCAGCAAGGCAACCATACCAGGAATCATGGCGAACTTGTGGTCCATTGTGAGAAGGGCCGAAGCAACCAGCGCAACGTAGTTGGCCCAGCAGAGCATGGTGACCCAGCGTGGCGTAGAACGCCTTCTGGTGGCTGTACGAGGCACGAAAGTCTGTACATGGCTCATAGGGAACCACCCCGATCTTGGAAGCGTCCCAGGGCTTCTACGACGTGATGGTAGTAGTCGCCCGACTGGGCGAAGAAACCTTCGGGCGTAGCGATCACGTTCCACACTACGAAGGGGTGGAACTCGCCAGAACGGATACACACCGCCACCCACACGGCGCGCACTTCGCCTGGATCGCGTTCGATGATCTTGGTACAAGCGACGACGATTGCGCCGTTCATGAGTTGCGACCCAACCTGAAGTGTGTCGCCCATCGTGTAGGTGGTGGTCATGCGTTCGCTTCCTTCTTGATTCGGGCAATGGTCAGCAGGGCTTCCCGTGCGTCCCACAACTGAGAGATGACCTTGCGATCTTCGGGGTGGTCTTCGTGAAGACCTGTCTGGTAACTGTTCAGTGCGTTCAACAGCAAGGTGATGTTCTTGCTGATTGTCTCGCACGCGTCGTGTTCTTCAGTGGTCACGGTTCTCTCCTTGGGTAGTTGATTCCACTATGGGGATTCTAGACAGATAGGTGTGGCAAGTTCAAGCACCCTTGTAGAACCCTGTCTTGACCAGGAGTTACAGCGAACCCCTACCTGCTCAGTGTTACCGTATGGCGGTCAGCAGTGCGCTTCGTCGCCCTAGGTGTCCGTGTGACCATCTCGTCAGAGTGGTCGCGTGGCGTTCCCAGAGGGAGACACAATGCGATTCAAGGTCACTGGTGGCGCAGATGGTGTCAGCGGTATTGAAGTCGCTGGCAAGCGATACGAAGCAGGCGACGACGTAGAACTGACAGCGAAGCAGGCTGAATGGCTTGTGGACGCTGGCTACCTGGAACCGTTGGACGGGTCCAAGAAGTTCGTGAAGCCCGCCCCTGCCCCTGCGCCTGCCCCAGAACCAGAGCCGACGACCACCGAAGTCGTCGCTGACGAAGCGTCTGACGACGCAGGAAGTGAGTTCTAATGCCCACCTTCGTTCACGGCAAGGGGACTGGTGTCCTGTTGGACCAGTACAACCTGTCGGAATACTTCAACTCGGCTGACGTAGCGCAGAGCATTGACGTGGCTGAAACCACGTCTTTCACGGCTTCGTCCAAGTCGTACATCGTCGGTCTTCAGGACGCGACGCTAAGCCTTAGCGGTCTGTATTCGCAGGACTCAGGCGGTTCTGACGCTGTGTTGTCAGGAATCCTTGGAACTGCCACAACCCCGCTGGTGACCGTCGCCTTCGACATTGGGACCATTGGGAATCGTTGCGTCACGGGCCGTGTCCACGAAACGAACTATTCGATCAGCAACCCCGTGGCTGACGTGTCGTCGGTGACCGCCGACTTCAATGCCAGCACTGACGCAGTGTCGAACCAGACCTACGGACTTCACGGTGGTGTCATGCTCACCACGGGTGCGTCTATCGCCTTTGGTTCACTCGGCAACCTTGCCAGCGTGGACAATGGTGCGTCTTCTAGCAGTGGGGCTATGGCTGTCCTTCATGTCACGGCGAACAGCGTCGCTGGTGGTGACACCACGATCAAGGTTCAGCACTCGGCAGATGACAGCACCTACGCAGACCTGATTACCTTCACCGCAGTCGGGGCTTCAACCCTTACCAAGCAGTTGAGTCCTGTTACTGGCACGGTGAATCGTTATGTGCGTGCCACGGCAAGCACAGCAGGGTCGTCAGGTTCCATCACTTTCAACATCGGGTTCGCCCGCTTCTAATCAAGGAGACAAGAAATGCCCACTTTCGTACACGGCAAGTCCACCGACTTTGAGTTGGACGACACCGCTGGAACTTCACGCAACCTCAGCAACGTGCTGACCAGCGTGGACTTCCCCGAAACCATTGACGTAGCGGAAACGACTGCGTTCGGTGCGACCAGCAAGTCCTACATCGTTGGCCTGAAGGACGCGACCATCTCGGTCAGCGGAATCTGGGACGCAACGGTGGACGGTTACGTCGCTGGCGGTGCTGAGCCTGCTTCCCGTTCGTTCATCTACGGACCTGCGGGTTCGACCAGTGGAAACGTCAAGTACACTGGTGAAGCCATCGTCACGAACTACAGCGTCAGCAACCCTGTTGGCGACGTGGTTACATTCTCCCTTGACCTTCAGGTCACTGGTGATGTGACGCGTGGTACTTACGCCTGATTCGCATAACCAACCAACATAAGGAGTGTGACCATCGTGTCCATGCGAGACAAGATCAGATCAGCACGCGACATTCAGTCGGAAATCGTGGACGTACCAGAATGGGGCGTTGCTGTCGAAGTTCGTTCTATGAGCGTTCGACAGCGCGCCGCGTTCGTGTCGGCTTCACAGGACCAGTCTGAAGAAGGCGTTCAGCGAGTGGAGAAGGTGTACGGCGGGATTCTCGTGTCGTGCGTCTTCGACCCTGAGAACGGCGAAACAGTCTTCGATGAAGATGACCTGTCGTGGCTGATGACAGAGAAGTCAGGGGCTGTTATTGACAACCTTGTGGGTCGTTGCTTGGAAGTGTCGGGCCTGAAAGAAAAGGCGATTGACGAAGCGGGGAAATCCTACTCGGGTTCGCAGACAGAGATGGGCGAACCCACCCAGAGCGACGCGCCTACTTCTTCCTAGCACGGGAGTTGGGCATGACCGTTGGACAACTGATGGACAACATGAGCAGTTCAGAGTTCGTCGAATGGATTGCCCTCTACAAGATTGAAGCCAGCGAACGTCAGCAGGCACAACAGCGTGCTAAGTCACGCAAGGGCCGATAGTCATGGCTGACGGGAATGTCGGGCGCGTCAATGTAGAACTGGGTCTTGATGACAAGAACCTGAAGCGCGGTATCAAGCAGGCTGTTCAGTCCCTAGAGAAGATCGGTGATTCAGCCGAAGCGGTAGGTCGCGACGCTGAACAGTCTTTCAATAGGGCTGGGCAAGCCACCCAGCAGTTCGGTTCTAAGGGCGTTCGTGTTGCCTCTGACCTGTCCAACAGTTACATGGGCCTACAGGCCAGGGTCAAGGGTGTAGAGACCGCCACAGAACGCTACAAGCGTGAAATGGAGTCGCTGACTCAGGCGACGAATAAGGCGCAACGCAACCTGTCTGAGATGGGGCGCAACCTTCAGAGCATTGGCACGAAGATGTCAATGTCGCTCACATTGCCCCTGGTCGCTACATCAGCCGCGGCTATCAAGGTTGCGAACGACTTTGAGTTCAGCATGGCTTCCATCGTCGGCTTGGTCGGTGTTGCCAGCGAAGAAGTTCAGGCTATGGAAGACGACGTTCGTAGCATGGGCAAGGCTTATGGTGTGTCTGCGACGCAAGCCGCGGACGCGTTGTTCTTCATCACGTCGGCTGGTCTTCGTGGTGCTGACGCAACAGGCGTTCTTGAACAATCATTGAAGGCTTCAGCGATTGGCTTGGGTGAAACTGCTGTCGTCGCTGACCTCGCTACGTCAGCCCTGAACGCATACGGCGCAGATGTGCTGTCAGCGTCAGACGCTACTGACGTGATGGTCGCCACGGTTCGTGAAGGCAAACTTCAAGCGAACGAACTCGCAGGGTCAATGGGTCGTGTGTTGCCTCTTGCTTCTGCGATGGGTGTCGGCTTCAATGAAGTCGGCGCGGCGTTCGCGGCTCTGTCTCGTACTGGTACGGACGCAAGCGAAGCCGCGACACAGATTCGTGGAATCTTGTCGTCACTGCTGAACCCGACGAAGCAGGCTGAAGACGCGCTAACTGGGTTGGGTCTTTCGTCTAGCGATCTGCGTCAGACGATTCGTGAGGACGGGCTACTCGCGGCCCTGGGAATCCTCGCTGAAACCTTCAAGGGGAACGAAGAAGCCGCGGCCCAGGTGTTCGGCAACATTCGTGCGTTGTCTGGTGTTCTTGACTTGATGGGTGCGAACGTCGAAACGACACGACAGATCTTCGCCAACATGGAGAACAACGTCGGTGATACCGACAAGGCGTTCCAAGTCATGTCGTCCACTGGTGCGTTCCAGGTGAAGCAGGCAATGGCACAGATGAAAGATTCGTTCTTGGCGTTGGGTCAGGCGATTATCCCTGTGGTTCTGCCTGTGTTGGGTGCTGTTACCAAGACGCTGAATGTTATGGCGAACGCGTTCAATAGTTTGCCTGGTCCAATCAAGACGATTGTGACTGTGTTGGGTGGGTTGGTCGCGGCGACTGGGCCACTGTTGGTTGCTGTTGGTCTGGCGGTGAAGGCGTTCGCGGCTCTGAAGTTGGCTATGGCAGGCGCGGCTGGCGCACAGGGCGCAGGGCTACTGGCGACTGGAATGACCCGACTCATTCCGTTGCTGACCAACCCGTATGTGCTTGGTTTCTCTGCTGTAGCAATCGGGATTGGTCTTGCGTTCAAGCGAATGGGCGATGAAGCCAAGATCGCACGCGAACGCCAAGAACGACTGACCGCCATTCTGCGCGAATCCAATGACCCAATGTGGGCTGTTGTGGACAGTGCTAGCGCATTAGCAGACCAATACGCGGCTATTGCTGATTCTGCGCCTGGTGTAGAAGCCGCGGTTTCTAGTGCGAACGAAACATTCGTCGCGTCGGAACTGGCACAGAATGATCTTGATACAGCACTACAGTCCACAGGCATTTCGTTTGGGGAACTCACCGACGTTCTTGAAACAGGCACTAACCAGTTCGATGATTACATCAAGAACCTGGCTTATCTGAAAGACGACGAAGTGTCGAAGCAACTGCGTTCGTCTGCTGAAGAAGGAATGAAGTTCGCTGACGCACTCGCTGACGCTTATGACGCTGGCGAACTAACGAAGTCGCAGGTTATGGACCTGATTTCGCTGTTCGATGAAATGGCTGACGCGTTCGACGACAATCGTGAAGCCGCGAACGCAGAGGCCGAAAGCGCACTCAGGGTTGGAGAAACCTATGACCTGCTGTCCAAGATTCTTGGTGCTGATTTCCTTACGTCGCTGAAGGACGTGGCGTATGAGCAAGCGGTCGCGGCTGGTTCTGCGACACCTTGGGTGGACGCACTGGACGCTGTGAACGACGCGGCTAATCGTGTTATTTACGTTCAGTCTCGTTTGGCTGGGGCGAATGAAGAAGTCGCCACTGAATCAACGAATACAGCACGCAGGATTGAAACCCTTGACGATGTGCTGAAGCGTCTTCGCAACAGTAGCGAAGATGGGCAAGTGTCCATGATGAGTCTTGCTAACGAACTCGGAATCGTTGGTGACGTACTGGCAAACAATCTTCAACTGATGTTGATGGACGCTACCGACTCGGCTGTTGAACTGTATGACAGGCTGGCTGACGGTGAAACAACATTCGCTGATGTGGAACGTGCGACACGTCAAGCCGCGAACCAGATCGCTGAACTGGTCGTGGACACAGCGAACCTGGGTGGGGAAACCAAGGACGCATTGCCACAGATCGCACAGATTATTCGTGCGCTGTATGACGGTGCGGAAGCCGCGAAGGTATCCAGCGATGAAGTAACACAACTTATTCAGGACATTGGTTTCTTGGATTCGCTATCACCTGAAATCGCCTTGGCATTGACGCTGGATACAGCGACCATTCGCAAGCAGATTGAAACGCTTATTACACAGATCAGTGGCGCACGGTCGATGGGTGAGGTGTTCGCACTGTCGGAAGAAGTCGCTGGCTTGCGTGCTGTTCTTGACGCTCTGGAATCTGCTGAGACTATGCGCGCCCCGTCAGGTGGCGGTGGTGGCGGTGGGTCGAAGAAGGAAGAAGACCCGTTCGCTTGGGTTGAAGACTGGGTGAAAGACCTCAGCAAGTTCACTGAACAACTGCTGACCCGTGACTTCGCTGACGGTCTGGTGGCTTCGACCGCACCTGAGATTGCTGACGCTTTGGCTGAAGTGTTGGACGAAGCGATGAAGTTGGCGGTGAACACTCTGCCTGGTGGCGAAGGTTTGGAAGCGTTGGTCAATGCTACGTCTGAAGCCCTTCAGGGATTGGCTAACCAGTTGGAAGATACTGGTGACGCAATCGAACCTATTGCTGGGTTGCGTAACAAGTTCCGTGACGCTGTGGCTGAAGTCAGGCGCATGGAAGACGCAGTGAAAGACCTGGAAGACAGGTTCAGGGATTTCAACCGTGTTGAGATTGGAGGCAGGCTCACAGCCTCTGAACTGCTTGATCAGGGACTGGACAAGTACGCAGAACTCAAGACGCTGGTCGAAGGGTTGCGTATGGCGTATGCGGATTTCACTGCTGTGGAGAATCCGCTAGACGCACAGTTGAGTGTGTACCAGCAAGCGTCTGACGCTGTAGCGAACTTGCGTACAGAGATTGAAGACCTTGACAGGTTCCTGAGTGGTCCTAGCGGGCTGGAACTGGAACGGTCACGTCTTGAAGGCATGGCTTCAGCGTTGGAGAATCTGCGTTCAGCACAGATCGACTATGCGGAATCCACCCAGCGTTCCTTGTCTGCTGTCCCATTCGGGAAGCGTGGCGGCGCGCTATTCCAGGCGAAGC